AAAACTCGAAAGTTCCGTAGCCATAGAGAGATTTATCTCTATTGACTGGAATCTTTAGTAGCGTTAATAGCAATTCGTATTCAAGTATGTGCAGCAAGCTGCACTAAAACATGATTACATAAAGCTAAAAGCGGAAAGGATGCATAAGCTCCCATTGGTTGTCCAGTACCATAACGGTACTGTTTACCACGAAAATAGAAAGATCTATCGACGAGTATTGATAACACATCATCAACGAATTGATGAGGATTATCGACAACGTGGGATTTAATGATAACATAAAGGATGCGTCTTATGAGATGCACCGGAATGGTGTCAGTTGCAGATGTTATGTCTGTACTTGAATACCATTTTCCACCGGTGCTATTTAGACTCATAAGATACTTGATACCAGCATGCTGATTAAAGGTAAAGTCAGTAGGTATAGACCTAACTAACTCCTCCAACATCTTGTGGAATGGCTGTAAGGCCATTTGTGAGTGGCAATCATAAATTGCTATTACCCTCGGTTTAGCCGAAGGACTCTCCACAACATGTAAGCGGGATTCAACTAATTTCTTAGAAGATTCCAGCTTATCAGCGTATTCGGAGCAAACATCGGGAAAGATAAGTTGTCTTTTCCAATGAACACTGACTCTTTGAATTGCTTCAAAGAGAGAAGTGTTTCTCCTTATCGCTAGCATATCCTTTATGTGGCTAGAAATAGCCTTCCCATTGGACCTAGCCTTCTGAAGTACTTGAATTGGAAATTCAAGGCCTTTAGCCCGTCGATTAGAATCGACGATAGGACTCATGGCATATGGACAATGCTTACCGCGACGGTAAGCAACTCCACTCTTATGCACACTTGTGAACTTAACAAAAGTGTCCGGATGAACCGGTAACATAAGCTGAGGGGTTTGAAATATATCAAACCAAGCAGTGCTTCGAGTATCCAATAGGGTGTCAACGACACTATTATCATACTTATGCGTAATAGTCGATGTAGAAGGACGCCATGTGGAACGTAAGTTCCTATGGAGACTAAGGAGAACTAGCATCAGATTTCGTTTGATTTCTGGACTAGTTTTTCCATAGCCATTCAAGATTACTCTTGAATATATCCTTTTACCTGGATAGAGGAAACTGTCATTTAACAGTAACCACTTCTCATGATCTTTCATGAGTCTAGCAATATGCTGGATATCACTCCGGCGCATTGCTGTGATCCTAGTCGACATCATCCTAAACTTGCGTTTAACAAGCGCAAGTCCCGCACCTGTGATAACAGAGACCGCTTTAGCAGCAGTCTGGCTTCTAAGTAATTTGTGTATATAATACACTACTCAGAAGTCTTTCATGAGACTGCATTTTCATCTAGGTGATTCCGTAATAATGTTAATTATTACGGAGACTTAGAATGAAAATCTAACGGCGCACTACAATAAATGTAGATGTTGCTTGTTAGTCTCCTGTTATAAACAGATACGTAAAAGAACGTACTGTCATAAGGATTAATATCCGAAAGACACGAGCTGGTAGTCTGAAACTACTCAACAAGTGGCCAG